CGGGTTGTAAACGGTTCGAGGGTTACGGCGTACCCCGTGCGCCTCTCGGTAATACGCCACCATGCCAAGCGCTTGTCAAGTCTGATTTCAATAATTGAGCCGTCCGGGGCTTCGAGGGTTTCGCCCCATCCGCTGACTTTCTGAAAATATTGCTTTCGGATTGGTCGGTTGAATTGGTCACGGGATTCAAACGCCGCAATGTAAAAATCAGTTTTATACATTGGTTTTTCTCCTTCCTTATTGTTCCGCCTGCTCGAGTTCGTCAAACAGTTCTGTTAATTCCTCGCTATCTTCGATTGTGTCTATATAGTCCCTGTTTTCGCTCATTGCTTCTATTGCGTATTTGTCAAGGTGTCCGGAATAGTCTTTATAATCAGCAGAAACCAGATTTCCATAGCCGTTATAGGTGAAATATTCCCGATTCGGGTTAAATTGTCCGTATTCCCTGTTGCCGCTTCCGTCTGTGGCGTATGTTTCGGCATCGTGACCATAATACGCCCGGCGCAATATTTCGCTCGGCCCTGTTCCTGTATACAGTTCGTCTAATTCATCCATAGAATAGTATCGATCATTGTTCAAATAGCCGTTGTAGCTGTCAAGCTCTTCTATTGCTTCATTGTAGATGTCCTCATTATTTTCGAAAAACTCTATAATATCGGCGGTGACTTCTTCGGCGGTGCGTTTGGTGGTCTCTTCCTCTTCGGTCTCTGGCTCATCAATTACGAGTGTAAAGCGGTTGTTATATATGACTTTATCACCGGGTTTCACTTCGCTATTGCTTACGGTTTTGCACCCTCTCGGGCTATCGTCTTTTACGCTCCATGTGCTTGTGGTTCTGATCTCGTTCATTGTGATAGTGTCTTTCATTGTAAATCCTCCTTGTAATTGTGCCGGGGTTGTGCTATAATAGAGGAGCAGCCGCCCGGCGTGGGTGTGTTGTGTGGGCGTTCCGCTTCTGCTTTGGTCGGCTATGCGGTGCGCCCTTTTCTGTTACGCTCTTATTATATCATAGTTGTATTTACTTGTCAAGAGTTTTTGCAAAACTTTTTCAAGATTTTTTGCAACTCGTCCGGCGGCCGTGCGTTTTTCGTGCGTTCCGTCCGGCTCTGATCCTGTCGGGCTACGGTGTACCCGTGGGGGTTTGCGGCAGGCGTTGCGGGCGGGGGGTGAGTGTCGTAAGCACACTCGAAAAATAAAAAGGACTTTTTATATAAACCTCTTGACATTTGCATCTACCTGCGCTATACTAAATACAACAAGCAAGGAGGTACACAATATGCAAACATTCAAAAACGCCATAGGGTATGTTCGAGTATCAACCGAACAACAGGCAAAAGACGATAAGTTTGGTATTGATGTTCAGAAACAGGCTATTCTTCTCTACGCTAATACCAATGGCTATAACATTGTTGATTGGAAGATAGACGAAATCAGCGAAGCGAAAGATGACCGACCGGCACTGAATGAAATCCTGTATGGTGATAATGTCACCAATCCTCCCTTTGAAGCAGTCATTGTATTTAAGAATGACCGTCTCGCCCGTGATACAAAATTGTATTTCTATTATCTCTACACGCTTGAAAAGAAGAACATTAGACTTCTCAGCACGAAAGAGGAGTTTGCGGAAGGTAGCGAGTTTGCTAATATCTATCGTGCGCTTCTTCAATTCGTTGCGGAGCAGGAACGGAAGAAAATTGCTATACGCACGAGCAAAGGCAGAAGTATCAAGGCTCAGTGCGGGGGTTATTCGGG